GCTTGCCTTGACATTTAAAATCTTTCCAAAGAAGTATAGCCAACCCCAGTTCTTCTTTGCCAGCCTTTGTTAAGACCAATTTCATCCTATAGCATCCTCTATTTTTTATAACCATACTAATTCAGCCGATGCTAAAAACCGCACGGCTGATTAGCGGCGTTCGGCCCATAAATCGAATATGTCATAAATCTTGCCTAAAAAAATTGCAAATGGGGTTAACATAATGAGTATAGAAAACGAAATTACTTGGGGCAATTTCAAGAACCCTCTCATTATCACCGGTGGGATAGGGATATTTATTTCTTTTATGTTGCTTGTCTTTTCATTCATATCGGATACTGTATTCATAGGATTAATCTTTTTTCTAAAGCCCTTGCCACATAATTTTTTCCTAAATTTTGTTAAGACGCATATAACAAAGTAATTAATCTGACGGAAAAACGCCGCAGGTTATTGCACACGTTATATGCTCTGTGCATTTATAAAGTTTGCAGCACTTTCTAAATTATCAAAAACATTCCCACCGTTGTTCTCAACCATTTTCGCAACTGCACCAAGTGATCTCCATTGCTCATCTGTAAATTTATTATTATCATCATATCTTAATCGGATAAATATTGTTTTGTTTGATCTCTTGTTACTATCATCTACAACTTCAGCAATTGAATAAACGCCTGTCATTCTTGGTGTAATAGCATAAAGAACAAAATCACAATTTTCTCTTTGTCGTATTTCTTCTTCCATACATTCTGGCGTCCAATCATCTACAACTGGGTTAAAATAATCAATTTCCAACATAGAGATAAGTGTATCTCTCCATGTTGATTCATTGCAAGTTCCACCTAAAAATACTTTCATTATATCATCCTCAAATTTCTATGCCCCTTTTCAATGGGCTCGGCATTAATCTCTTTTAATTTCCGGGCAAGATCCTTTCGGGTCCTGATCGGCCTTTCATTATCTCCCTCAAGAGCGCCCCTGACGCTTTCGTCAATCCATATCGGCGTATCTGTCTGGATTCCGCCATGTCCTGGAAGAAAGATTCGGGATGCCGGGCTTCCGCAAATGGAGCACTTTGTTTCTTTAGGGATATCTCTTATCATGAAAAAGCGTTCATCGATATTTCCGCATTCCTGACACTCATAATCAAAAATAGGCATTATGCTGTTACCCCCACACTCGGATTCTGCCTAACCTCAGAAGGTGGCATTTTACCCGCCTTACTCCCGGGGACCCCCGCATTTGTCGCGCCGGAGCCTTTTGTTTTGGACCCACCCGGCCCCTGATTCGGTTGCATGACATATTGTTTCAACGAATATGCCGTCTCTTCATCCAAACCAGCGGCAATTAAAATTTGTAATGCCTGATCAACTTGGCCCTCGCCAGCACGTTCGATAATCTTTTTCCATCCTGGAAAATTAAGAGCTTCGAGAAGCGCCTGACGATCTATGGCACCCGCCTTATAAAGCTCTCTGGCCTGTTCTTCTATCTGTAAACTCGTTTTAGGCATTGTGGACCCGGACTCCACGACATAATTAAACTTCCTGCCGACCGTGTCCGTGCCCCTGAATTTGAAAGTCTCACCATTAACCTCGATCGGTTCTTTAAAAAATGCCATGTTCTGATACATGCTAATAGTCCACCGGCCCCGATGTTCCACCAGGGCGTCAACCGCCGTGATTTTGTCCTGTATCAAAACTGCATTTCGTTCCTGAAGAGCAACGATGGCCGCCGCCGCCACAATCCCACGAGGACCGACGCCACGGTCTGCATCTTCAATCTGATAGATACGGTCAAAGAATGATAGGACTATGTTTAAGATCTCAATAAAATTGTGCGGCAAGCTCGGGACTTCTACAAACCTTATCCCAGCAATATGGGAAACCTTTTCCGGCATCAAAACAAGATTCGGCTGATTATTAATCATGTCCTTGGTTATGCCGGTTTCCTTCGCTACCACCAACGGGGGAAACATTACGCGCATAACCCAGGCCAGCAATCGGCCCATAATCTCATCAACTTTTTTGTTCAAATCGCCAATCTGGTCTATTGCCGAGAATCCCCATGGACTTGTAGTGTCTATATATGAATTGGCCTTGTAAAACGGAAATTTACCCCATGCATGGGTCTCTCTCGTAAATTCAATTGGCAGTTCCCAATTAATATTCGGGTTCGGCATGTCATCGAGGACGATTTCGCCGTTATTGGTGAAGGTGATCACCCTAACCCCGTCCGGATATTTCTTTCGAGTGGATACCCGTTTCTGCATTACAACATTGCCCTGGCCGTCTGAAACAACATTATCCTTATCATCAAGAACGGGTTCATCTATTTCCGTGGCCTCCATGGTATGATCATCTCTCATCCACATTTCGACCACGAGCGCTCGATTGACCATGAAATCAACTCCGCCAACGACCGGTCTCATGTTCGGGTCCGCATAGTTGCCGGCCGCTGGAGCGCCCCCCGGATATCTTTCGGACGGAACCGGTCGGGTTTCTTCCCGATATTCGCCCAAGGTGCTATAAACTTCATCCGGTTTCACGGTTCCGGGTTCTAGCCCGTACTTATGCTCAATGTTATCGGTACTGTCGGCAAACGCCTTGCAAAAATAAGGAATATCCTCGTCAAAATTCTTCCAGTTGCCGGGTGCCGGAAAACAGGCAAAGCAATCCATGACAACAACATCGCTCTTACGGCGATTTCCGTTCCATACTGGATGTTCTACGGTAATCCCATATTTCTCGTTTTTGAGCGCAGATTCCTTTATTTTCGCCTGCTGACCAGTATCTTTCCACCATTCCCGCATCTTTGCCGTGTAAATCTGGTCAAGATTATCCTCGGCTCCCTCAAGATCAACGACCTCTGCCACCGGCTTTCTGGCCGTGATATTAGACACCGTTCGATTGACATTGGCAAAAAACAGATTGACAGTAACCTTGCCCTTGGTTTTTTTCCGGATATATTTATTTTTCTGCCAGTGGTCACCCCTGTACATGGCATAACTATGGGTGAACTTGGCTGGAAGCCCGAGACGGATCTTTTCGTTTTCGGCATTCTCGAAAAAATGCTGCCCGAACTTGCCGACATCATCGTGACCCGGGGGCGGAGGTCTTACAAGGCTGTATCTTGTTCCTGCCATATTCTACACCTTTTTACCGTGAGCCATGGTTCTGTGAATTTTCTTGACTCGTTCACTCGGGAACTGCTGGCCACAGACCTCGCAAATACAACGGGGATCAACATCAGGCTCTTGCTCTCGGGTCTTAATCGTAAAGCTGTCATTAGAAAGCGGTGATCCGCAATTCGGACAGGGACCAATGGCGCCGGCAAACAAATCTTTATCGTGCTGAATATCATCGATAACGCCGATAAATTTGTCTTTAAGCCTGATCATTGCGGCGCTCACGCATCGGTCCGGGTCGTACTCTTCGACAAATGAGCTTGCCCCTCCGGTTACATGAGGATTGAAACCCTTTTTATCGTTGGTCTCGAAATAGACCTCCCCGCATCCGGGGCAAATTACATCAAGTGGCATCTGATTAACTCCTGTGCTGATTAGTGCCTTCAACACCTTGTGCGGCCCTGGCCCGAGTCCTGGCATTCAGCCAACTCAAAGCCTTTTTTAGGCTGATTAAGGCCTGTTCATTTTCGCTACAAGCAAATTCCCCGGCTTGAAAACCTTGAAGGCGGTCAATGACAATAGCAATCAAATCTTCCTGGTAGCATCCATTGACACCTACCTCTTTTACTGGACCTTTTTGGAATTTAACAAAGCCAAATTCATTTGTGGCAATAACTTCAGTGTCGTCAAGACTTTCGGCCCTGCAAATATTATACTCATGACAAGCTCCGCCTTCGTCCGGTTCATCCCCTACATAAACTTCCGTAAAACGATTTGTTCCGATGTTTAATTTTCTCATGCCGCCTCTTTCTGCTTATCCCCCGCCTTAATCATCCGGGAAACAGCAAACTGCTTTAGAAAGCTCTGATTTGCCTCCTCAATCTCCGGTGGAAGCTCCGCTTTGCTCTCTTCAGCAGGCTCCATAAAGTCGTCGATAAAGTCTTCATCCAGGTTAAAGGCCTCTGCCTTAACCTCCGGTTCTTTTTCGGCAATCAGACTTTTCCCGGCATACTTCGTTTTATAAACCAGA